GTTGGGTTGATTGGAGGAAAACCCGGGGTTCAGATCAGTCTCAATCAACAAGTTGGACTCTCAATCAGTGCTGGCGAACGAGAAAGGCGTCTGACTCCGTTGCTTCAGTTTACTGAGACAATAGAAGAACTGGACGAAGGGATTAGAGAGAGGATCAGTCAGAGAGCTTTGGGGCAAGGGGATATAATAGAAGGAGAAATCATAGAAGAAAGGACAGAAGGTGCATTCGAGAAAGCTGATTGAGGAGGATTTGGAAAGGGCTGGGGGACTGATTCGGGCCAAATATCGTCTCCCGAAAGCCTGGACTCTCCGTCCATCGAGCCTCGGACAGATCGAGGAAATGTCACGGCACCTGGATGGCCTGAGAGACAAACGCGGGACGCTGACCAGGGAGCTGACTCGGGAGGAGAGTCTCTGGATTCTGTGTGAAGCAACCTCGGCGAAACTCGACTTCTGGCATTTTGCAAGGAACTATGCCTGGATCGAGGATTGGCAATCCCGGGTGGTCAGGTTTGAACCCAACAAAGCCCAGAGACTGATACTCGAAGAGATAGCCGGACTGGAAGAGAAAGGCTTGGCGATGATGTTCATGTTTTTGAAAGCCAGACAGCTAGGCATCACGACTTTGTTTCAAGTCCTACTGGCTCATAGGACATTTATGTTCAGAAACGTCAACACCCTGACTGGAAGTGCCGAGCCGGATAAATCGAGAAAGATGGTCTCGAAGCTGGAGTTCATCTGGGAGAAGCTTCCTTGGTGGATGAGACCCAGGAGAACAGCTTACAGAGTTGGGGAATTACTGGAATATGGGGACTTGAACAGTCACATCGAGGTCCACTGGGGAAACCAAAAACAAGGCATCGGTAGGGGAGACACCGCAACAGTGGCGCATTTGAGTGAGCTGGCGAGTTTTCAGGATCCCGGGAGTCTCGTGGATGCTAGCTTGATGAGGGCCATGCACGAGAATCCATTCGCGATGTTGGCCCTGGAGTCGACAGCGGAAGGGGTTGGGAACTGGTGGCATAGAACCTGGGAGGCGAACTCAGAGGCAGGCGAGCTGGCTAATTTGGTTCCGATTTTTCTCCCTTGGTTTCTAGGGGAGGATCTCTATCCAACCAAAGGCTGGCTTAGAAGGAGACCAGTTCCAGTGGGCTGGAGTCCGGGAGAAATGGTCCTCGAGCACGCCAGGGCGGCGAAGGTATTTGTCAGTCAAACAGATCGTCTCAGGCGGGTTCTCGGAAGAGAATGGGAGATGAGTCGAGAGCAGATGTGGTTTTATCAAGTTGAGTATGATAACCACAAGCGAAGGAGACAGGTTCCGATATTTTTGTCGGAAATGCCTGCGAATCCCCAAGAAGCGTTTCAGTCCAGCAATCCAACAGTATTCGAGCCGGATGTGATGGCAAGACTGGTCCGGCAGACTCAAAGCAGCATAGGGAGGGCTTATCAGCTGACTGGAGGGGAGATTGGACTGGCTTATGACCTGGGACGAGTTGGGGAAAGAGTTCAGTTGACTTGCCGTAACGGAGCTGGGCAGCTGGAAGGAGAGTTCGAGCTTGGGGAGCTGGATCTGGAAGGATGGCCTGATAGGGATCCACAAGGGAGACTTTACATCTGGGAGCCCCCACAAAGGGGAGAAAGCTATGGAATTGGGGTTGATCCGAGTGAGGGTGTGGGGGAGGACAGCTCTGTTATACAGGTCGTCAAGCGTGCTACTCCATGGCATCCAGACGAACAGGTCGCGGAATGGTCGAGCTCGGTTGTCGGGCCACATGACTTGTGGGCTTTTGTGTTTGCCATAGCCCACTACTACACAACTCAGAGGCTTGATGGATCAGCGGAATGGCCTTTGGTGGTGGTGGAGACTAACATCGCGGCTGGGGATGCGGTTCAGACGGAGATGTTGAAACGAGGCTATTCACACTTTTACCAAAAAACTGACATGACCAAGATAGGGGAGAGTGGTGGACGGGCTCGGTCACTCGCTGAAGAGATCGGCTGGAGAACAACCCGGGCTAGCAGGCCGAAGGTAATTAGCCTCATGAGAAAGGTAGTCCGGGACTCGCTGCTTGTGGTACGATCTCCCTGGCTGGCCAGGGAGCTGGCGACTTTGGAATACAACCTCGATAAGCAGCGAATCGAGGCCAGTAGGGGGAATCATGATGATCGGTTTATGGCAATGGGGATTGTGATGGCGGCTTGGTATGATCCGGAAAAGTTTGGAGTCATAAGAGAAGAATGGAGAGAACGGCGCAGGCAGGAGGGGTTGATGAATCAACTGGTGGAATTGGAAACAGGACCGATTGGGGGAAGACCTTTTACGGGCTTGTCGTTAGGTCCTGGTCCAGTGGATGGGAGATCTCTCGGGGGGTTGATGGATAGGATAAGCTTGGGCATAACATTTAGGTAATCAACTAGGAGAAAGACATGACTAGGGAAGCATTGAAGGGGGAATTTATACCGGATGGGTGGAGAGAAGTTGTGAATCCACTCGAGTCCTCTTTTGGGAGAGAGGCTATTAGGATTGTGGCCGGACCAGTGGGTCCAGGAGGAGGATCGCATAGATATGTTGCGACTAGAGATGATGGATCGATTTTGCTTGAGGTCAGCTTCCAAAAAGGTCACAGAAATGAGGTAGGAGTGAATGGGGTTCTAGCTGATACTATTCCAGCTATAGTCCTGGATCATCTGAAAGGTTTCCAATCGGGAGAGTTCTCGAGTCGGGAGAATGCTCTGGTTATAACAAAACTGGAAGAGGCTATGTTATGGATCAAGGCAAGGGAGCTTGATAGAGACTATAGAGGAGTCTTAGGGAGTTATAGCAGATGAAAGCCAACTGTGACTGGGAATGTCAGAATGGGCATAGGTTCGAGAAACGAACCGAGCATACAGCAGAGAGGCTCAAATGCCCGGAGTGTGGCTCATGGGCTGAGAGGGTGTGGCTTTCGCCAAGATCTCCTCATAGGCAATTCAGTGAGCCGATTGTTATTGAGAAGTATGCGGATGGATCGTTTGGTTTCCCGGGACGCTCGGATCGTTCTCCCAGTAAAGGAGCCGAGAGGATAGAAATCCGATCCGGGGCGGAGTACCGGCGACTAATGGGGGAGTTTAACTCTCAAGAGAGAGAAAGATTCAAACAAAGAGAAGAAAAAGACCAGGAGTTTCGTGAGGCAGTCGAGCATATGGCTGGGAGGAGATTGACAGAGTTACTCAGGCGTGAGGAGAATCCATTAGCCAGGGATATTCTCAAAGCCGGGATTGAGATGAGGGCTTGGGATTCTGATAGAAGGAAGTTCCTGGAAACCTACTGTGAGGTAATGGAACTAGACAGGGGTAATAGGGACTAATTGACTCGAGTGAGTGTAGGAGAAATATAAATCATGTCAACATCACCAAACTCTGGAGCCGGGAGGCCATCAAGCTGGGAGGCTCCGTTCATGTGGGACGGGACAAGCCAGGGTCAACAGGACAGAATCCTATCCTGGATGAGAGAAGCCGTAATAGACGGAGAAGCTGTCCTGCGAACTCAGACCGGATACAGATTCGTACCCGTAAGTCACCGGCTCATGGCGGATATGCTCGAAAGTCCTGGAGACGAGGCTCTCAGCCGGGCCTCTCTTAACTTCGTCAAGCGAGATATTCGGGAACTCGTGGGAATGCTCTCAAATCCCAGACCGATCGCGGGATTCAGATCAGAAAATCCCGACTACGACGAACAAGGTCTCTTGCTTAACAAACTCTGGATGAGCTGGTATCAGAGATGTTTTGTTGACAGATCCATCAGAAAGGCTCTCCAGTTTGCCGCGATCGAGGGGACGGGATACTTGAGTATGGAATGGGATCCCGGGTATTGGGGGACAGGTAAAGGAGAGATCAAACTAACTTCAATGGGAGTGGATTCTGTCTTACCTATTGGAATCAGCCCTGAAGACTGGGACCTGCAACGGGCTTATGGGGTTCTGATTCGTAGGCAGGTTCCGATTTTCGAGCTTCTCCGGCGCTGGCCCCATCTGGCCAGTCGGATCACTCCAGACGGAGAATCAATCGGGAGTTGGAGAAGGTTGGTTAATGGGTTGATGGACAAAATCAAGCCAACTGTCCATAATACCTACGGCTCGGCACG